CTGACCTTACATCTGAAATATCTGATGACTTTATAAAATTAGTTGAAGCTGATCTTAATGCTAAATTAAGAATTAGACAAATGGAACACATTGATACTGTCACTATTAATAGTGAAACAGTTACAGTTCCAACAGGATTTATAGCAGTTAGATCATTTTATATTTTATCTGGTGGTACAAAATATCATTTAAATTACATTACACCTGCAAATTTATTTGCAATTAAAGGTGGTTCAACTACTGGCTTACCAAGAGTTTATACAATTGAATCAGACAATGGAGTAGAACAGTTTAGATTTGCTCCAAGTCCAGACACAACTTATACAGGTTATCTACAATATTATAAAGCATTTACACCTTTATCATCTGGTAATGCTAGTAATTATATTTTAGCATCACATCCATCTGTTTATTTATATGGCAGTTTATTTCATGCTGCTAACTTTATTGGCGGTATAGATCAAGCTCAAGTTCAAAACTGGATAGCTATGTATCAAACTGCATTAGAAAGATTAGAAAGTAATGATCAACAAGATTCATTTGGTGGATCCCCTGTTGTACAAAATACCGATGTAGGTACTGATCTTTCATTTTATAGAAGAAAGTAACTATGCAATTAGCATTTGGAGAATGGTTACCTGACCAACCTAAACATTTAAACAAAGGAGCTAACGTAGCTCATAATGTTTATTATGCTTTACAAAGTTATAAACCTTTTAAAAGTTTAGTTAATTATAGTTCTAATACTATTACTGCAGATTCAAAAGGTGCTGCATCATTTAGAGATGGTTCTAATAATGTTTATAATTTTGCAACTACAAAAGATACTATTTATCAATTAACTGGTGGTTCTTTTACTGAAGTAGGTGCTAAGGGATTATTATTAAATAATTCATTTGCAACTTGCACAATTACAGTTTCTGATTATGCAAATATTGCAGCTAGTGAAACTATTACATTGTCTAAAAATGATGGAACAACAGTAACATTTACTTCTACTACAGGTTCTCCATCTGCATTAGAATTTCAAGTTCAAACAGACAATGCTACCACAGCTACAAATTTAAAAACTACTATTGATAATCATGCAGATTTTTCTGCAACAGTAGTCGGAGCAGTAGTTACAGTTACAAGAGCTGCTGTAGGAAGAAATAATTTAACCAATGTATCTACTGATACTGTAAGATTAACAACAACCAACTTTGTTGGTGGTACTCCATTAACTGGAGGCAATACTGACTTTTTTACATTTACTCAATTTGGTAATTATATTATTGCAAGTAATGGTGTGGATGCACCTCAATATTTTTTATTAGGTACTTCAACTGCTTTTAATAATTTATCTTCAATTGCAACTTCTGGCACTGTACCTACATTTAGAGTATCAGGTATTATAAGAAATTTTTTAGTTACTGGTAATCAACCAAGTAATGTTAATAGAGTTCAATGGACTGGTAATGATGATATTGCTACTTGGGAACTTGGAAAAAAACAAGCAGACTTTCAAGATATTCCAGGAGCTGGTGGTAAAATTGTAGCTATAACTTCAGGTGAAATAGGATATGTATTTAGACAAAATCAAATTGTTCGTATGGACTATATTGGCGGACAAACAGTATTCAGATTTTCCGTTATATCTGCTAATCGTGGTGCTGTATATGGACAGACTGTAACACAAACAGATAGACGAGTTTTCTTTTACGCAGACGATGGTTTTTTTGAAGTTAATGGTGATGCACTAAAAGCAATTGGTGCAGAAAAAGTAAATAGATTTTTTGATGCTGATTTAAATAAAGCTTATACAGATCGTATTGTTGCAGCAATAGATCCATTTAATAACTTAGCTTTATGGTTATATCCTTCTGTTGCTAATTCAAACAATACTACAGGTATTTGTGATAAATTATTAATTTATAATTATGTTACAGAAAAATGGTCATCAGCTACTGCAAATGCTTCAACAATATTTACACAATTTGTTGGTGCATATACTGTAGAGTTAATGGATATTATATCTACTAATTTAGATAATATTAATATTGCATTAGATACAGACTTTTGGAATGGTGGACAATTATATTTAGGTGCTGTTGATAGTGATTTTAAAGCAGCTATTTTTGCTGGTAATCAATTAGAAGCAGAAATGGAAACATCTGAAATAGAACCTATTCCAGGACAAAGAACTAAAATTACTGGAGTTAGACCTATAGTAGATTGTGCTTCGACAGTAGCTCTTAAAACTAGAGATGCTTTAGTAGATACTGAAACAACTTCTAGTTATGTTGCAGCAAATACTACTGGCATAGCACCATTGAGACAATCTGGTAGATATGTTAGAGCTAATGTTAAAATAGCTTCTGGAACTAACTGGAATGATGCTCAAGGTATTGACGTAACAGCGGCACCAGCAGGAATTAGATAATGGCAGATATAACAGAACTAGATATTGATAACGTAAGATATTCTTTTGATACTCAAGAATATTTTCAAAGACAAGTAGAAGTAGCATTAAACGAATATATAAATAAATTTAATACCGAAAACGATAAAGTTTTCACATGGTTCATGGGAGATTAATATGGCAGGAATAAAAGATTATAGTTTAACCGCAGCGAATAACACTACAATAGGAAGTATTAATACAGCAGAAGGTATGTTGCCTTCTAATATTAATAACTGTTTTAGAGGTTTAGGTGCGGAACTTAGAGAATGGTATAACGATTCTCAATGGGTTATTTATGGTGATGGAGATAATGGTTTTACTATTACTTACGCATCAGCAACTTCTTTCACAGTATCAGGTGTAGATGTAACAAGTGTTTATCATGTTAGTCGTAGAGTTAAAGCTGTAGGTTCTGCAACAGGAACTATTTATGGTACAATTAGTGCAACAACATTTTCAACAAATACTACAGTAACTGTTGTATGGGATAGTGGTTCATTATCTAATGAAGCTATTACAATTTATCTTGCAATATTAACTAAGACTGGTGATTCAATTCCTGAATTAGTTATTACTAATGCTAAGGTTGCAACCAATGCTGCAATTGCTGCTACAAAAATTCATGATGGTTCTGTTTCAAATACTGAATTTGGATATTTAGATGGAGTTACATCTGCAATACAAACGCAAATAGATTCTAAACAAGCAACCATTACAGGTGGTGCTACTACAATTGTATCAGCTGACTTAACAGCAGATAGAGCTTTAGTATCTAATGGTTCTGGTAAAGTCGCAGTATCTTCTGTAACATCTACTGAGCTTGGTTATGTATCTGGAGTAACAAGTGCTATCCAAACGCAACTTGGAACTAAACTTACAGCTTCAAATAATTTATCTGATGTATCATCTACATCTACTGCTAGAAGTAATTTAGGTTTAGCTATTGGTACAAACGTACAAGCATATGATGCTGAACTTGCAGCTATTGCAGGATTAACTTCTGCTGCTGATAAAGGTATTCAATTTACAGGATCAGGAACTGCTGGAACTTATGATTTAACAACAGCTGGTAAAGCATTATTAGATGATGCAGACGCATCAGCACAAAGAACTACATTAGGTCTTGGAACTATTGCAACACAAAATGCAAACAACGTAGCTTTAACTGGTGGAACAATTACAGGATTAGGTGATCCTTCATCTACATCTGATGCTGCTACTAAAAACTATGTTGATACTTTAGTTGCTGGACTTAGAACAAGAGTTATTGCAAGAGTTGCATCTACTGCAAATGTTAATATTTCAAGTGGATTAGAAAATGGTGATACTTTAGATGGTGTTACATTAGTAACAGGAAATAGAGTTTTATTAAAAGATCAATCTACTGCATCTCAAAATGGTTTATATATTGTTGTAGCATCAGGAGCTGCTTCAAGAGATCCAGAATTTGATATTATATCAGAATTAGCTGGACAGTTAATTTTAGTATCAGAAGGTTCTACCCATGCTGATGATATATTTTTATGTACGACAGATGCTAGTGCTACACTTGGTTCTAGTTCTATTTCATACACACAAGTATTTCCAAGTTCTGGTGGTACAGTAACTTCTGTTGCAGTTGCAGACTCAGGATCTTCAGAATTTACAGTAACAGGAAGTCCAATAACTTCTTCTGGTACAATATCACTTGCAGTTAATTCAATTGCTGCAACTAAGATTGGATCAGGTACAGTAGATAATACAGAATTTGGTTATTTGGATGGCGTAACTTCAGCTATTCAAACTCAAATAGATAACAAAGCAGGAGCAGGTTTTGCTATTGCTATGGCAATTGCTTTATAATAACAAATAATATAGGAAATAAAATATGGCACAAAATTTCAGAAGATATACAAGTAATGATGTAGGAACATCTCCAGCAACATTATTCACAGCAAATAGTTATGATACAGTTGTAGGAATATCTGTAGCAAATGTTACAGCTTCAGCAGTTACTGCATCAGTTTATATTAACGATGGTTCTAATGATATTTATTTAGTCAAAGATGCTCCAATTCCAGCAGGTTCTGCTTTACAAGTTCTTGATGGTGGAGCTAAATTTGTTGTTCAATCTGGTGATGCTTTAAAAATTGCATCAAGTGCAGCTTCTTCATTAGATTGCTGGGTATCAACAGTTGACGATATTAGTTCATAGGAAATAAAAATATGGGATTTGTCGGAAGAAAACCTACCAATGCACCTTTAACATCAGATGATATACCTAATGGTATAATTGGTGCTGCAGATTTAGCTTCAGGATTATCAAAACTTACTTGGGTTACAACAGTTAAGACTTCTGGTTTTACTGCTGTTGCTAATGAAGGATATTTTTGTAATACAACTTCGTCAGGATTCACAGTAACATTACCTGCAACTCCAAGTGCTGGAGATCAAATTCAATTAGTAGATTATGCAGGAACTTTTGACACCAATGCACTTACAATTTCTCCTAATGGTAATAAAATAGAAGGTTCAACAGATAACGTATTATTAAGTGGTGAAAGAGAAGGTGTAAGATTAGTTTATATAGATTCAACACAAGGTTGGTTAGCAACATCAGGTATTAATGAAGGAACAGATGCTTTAGAACCAACAACTTATTCAGTAGATTTTTTAGTAATAGCTGGAGGAGGTGGTGGAGGTTCTTGGGTAGCTTCAGGAGGTGGTGCAGGAGGATATAGAAATTCATATTTAACAGAAAGTTCAGGAGCTAATTCAAGTAGTGAAGCAAGTTTAACATTTAATGCAGGAACAGTTTATACAGTTACAGTTGGTGCTGGAGGAACAGGTGGTCAATTTAACGTAACTGATAATGCTACAAATGGTTCTAATAGTTCAATATCAGGATCAAATATTTCAACAATAACATCTACTGGTGGAGGTAGAGGTAAAGGTTATGATGCTGCAACACCAGATGGTATAAGTGGTGGTTCTGGTGGCGGAGGAAGACCACAAAGCGGTACTGGAGGTTCAGGAACTGCAAATCAAGGTTCTACAGGTGGAGATGGTGCAGCTACTTCTGGTGGCGCTGGTGGAGGAGGTGCAGGAGCTGTTGGTGGTAATGCCACAACATCAGTTGGTGGAAATGGTGGTAATGGATTAGCTTCTTCAATAACTGGTTCTTCAGTTACAAGAGCAGGTGGAGGTGCAGGAAGTTGTGTTGGTGGAACTCCAGGAACTGGTGGAACTGGAGGGGGTGGTAATGGTTCTACAAGCGGAAATGGTGGAGCAGGAACAGCTAATACTGGTTCAGGTGGAGGAGGAACGCATTTTAATGATGCTAATGCTTTTGGAGGTAATGGTGGTTCAGGAGTTGTAATTCTTCGTATTCCTACTGCAAAATATTCAGGAACTACTACAGGATCACCTACAGTTACAACAGATGGTTCAGATAAAGTAATAGTATTTAACTCATCAGGAAGTATAACAGGATAATTTATGGCTTATTTTGCAAAACTAGGAACAGGAAATATAGTTGAACAAGTAATCTCTATTAACAATTCTATAATAACAGATGCTAATGGAATTGAACAAGAACAACTAGGTAATGATTTTATAAATAAACTTTACAACACTAGAGATGTTTGGAAACAAACTTCATACAATAATAACATAAGAAAAAATTATGCAGGTATAGGTTATCATTATGACCAACAAAGAGATGCTTTTATTCCACCTAAACCTTTTAACTCTTGGATATTAAATGAATCTACTTGTAGATGGGAAGCACCAGTTGCTTATCCTACTGATGGTGGTAGATACAAATGGAACGAAACAAATTTAACTTGGGATTTAGTAGAATAACATGCCATACATAGGGAAAGATCCACAATTTATTTATACCTACACATCAGGTACTGCCACAGGTGATGGATCAGATACTACATTTACAATATCCTCAGGAAGAACTGTTGAAGATGTATTAGTATTTGTTAATGGTTTTCAATTAACACCTACAACAGATTACACTATATCTGGCACAACACTTACTTTCGCAACAGCACCTGCTAACAATGCCGAAATTACATTTAGATATTTACCATTAGGTGGTGCTTACACATCAGCTAACTTTACTGGTGATGGTTCAGATACTACATTCACAATAGATTCTGGTAGAGCTGTTAATGATGTATTAGTTGTGGTTAATGGATTAACTTTAGTTCCAACTGATGACTATACAATATCAGGTACAACTTTAACATTCCAAACTGCACCAGCTAATAACGCAGAAATTACTGTAAGATACTTGAGGTTAAGCTAATATGATTATGGCTACATTTACACTTCGTTCCAATGTAGAAATAATTAAAATGGAATTTTAATTATGGGAAGTATAGCAAGATCCGCAGCAAACTTAGTAACCACATCAGGAGTATGGTTAAAAGGTGGTGTTAATAATGCTAGTATGGATAATATTACAGCTTATCCTTCTGGTATAAGTGGAGATGGTATTACACTTATATCTTCTCAAACAGCTTCTAACTCAGCTTCAATTAGTTTTACTTCAGGATTAACTTCAACTTATAAAGCATATAAGTTTGTGTTTAGTTCAATACACCCTAGAACAGATGCTGTTCATTTTCAATTCAATTTAAGCACAGACTCTGGTTCTAATTATAATGTAACAAAAACTACAACTGCTTTTGGTGCTTATCATAATGAAAGTGGTAGTACAGCTAATTTAGCTTATGATACTGCAGGTGATTTAGCACAATCAACAGCAGATCAAAGATTTACTCCTCATGGTCAAGTTGGTGGAGATGCAGATGAAAGTATTTCTGGTTCTATGTTATTATTTAATCCTGCTTCTACAACTTATGTTAAACATTTTATAGCAACTCTAAACAATTATCATGATGACAATTTTTCTATTAATCCTTATGTAGCTGGTTATGGCAACACTACTAGTGCTGTGAACGCAATTCGTTTTCAAATGTCATCAGGAAATATGGATGGAACAATTTACTTATATGGCATCAAATAAAATTATGATAAATCAAATTTTACTTGATGAAGCTAAAGCAGAATAAAATAAAGGATTAATTATGGGTTCAATTACAAGAAGTTTCGCAAATAACATAGGTTCATCTGGCATACTTTCAGCTAGTGCTGTTACCAATGCCACAGTAGAAGATGTTACAGCTTTTGGTACTGCACCATCTCCAGCAACCTTAGTATTAATATCAACCCAAACTGCTAGTTCATCTGCTAACATCTCCTTTACCACAGGATTGGATAGCACTTATGATGAGTATATATTTAAGTTTATTAATATTCACCCTGCTACTGACAATGTTAAATTTACATTCAATATGAGTACAGATGCAGGAAGTAATTATAATGTTACAAAAACAACAACTATGTTTTCTTCTGCTCATGATGAAGGTGATACATATACAAATTTAGCTTATAATACTGCTGAAGATTTAGCACAATCTACTTCTTTTCAACCAATCTCAACAGGTAATGGTAATGGTGCAGATGAATCTTGTTCTGGTACATTAACTTTATTTAATCCATCATCTACAACTTATGTTAAACATTATATATCAACATTACATTCTTATCATTGGGAAGATATAGCATTTTCTTGGTACTCAGCAGGATATGGAAACACTACTAGTGCTGTAAACGCAGTTAGATTTCAGTTCTCATCTGGTAACATAGATGATGGTGTTATTAAGCTGTATGGGGTTAAGAAGTCATGATGTCGCTTAATAAACATATTCGCTATGCTCATGGTATTATTAAACTATATGGAGTTAAATAATGGGGAGTATAACTAGAAGTTTTGCAAACAACATTGGCACATCAGGAATATTAAAAGCTGGTGCTTTCAACAATGCTTCATTGAATAATGTTACTGCTTTAAATGCGTCAATAGCTTTAGGCAACATGGTATTAATAAGCAGTCAGACAGCTTCTGCTTCTGCATCAATTAGTTTCACAACTGGAATAGATAGTACCTATAAGGAATATCAATTCTGGTTTATTAATATTCACCCAGCTACTGATAACGCAAACTTACAATTCAATATGAGTACTGATGGTGGTAGTAATTACAACGTAACAAAGACCACAACAATATTTAGAGCATATCATGAAGAAAATGGTAATTCAGCAAGTTTAGATTATTCAACTGCTGATGACTTGGCACAATCAACAAATTATCAAATTTTAATAAAAGAACAAGGTAATGATAATGATGCAAATGGTGCTGGTGTACTTCACTTGTTTAACCCTAGTAATACGACTTTTGTGAAGCATTTTATTTTTAGAGGTATTACAGATCAATCAGGTGACACAGCTAGAGAAACTTATGTTGCAGGTTATGGAAATACAACAAGTGCTGTTAATGCGATAGATTTTAAAATGTCATCTGGCAATATAGATGATGGCACAATTTTAATGTTTGGAATAAAATAATTTGACTAATTCAACTAACAATAATAAATAGGAGAAACTATGGAACACAAATTAGTAAATGGAATACAAATTCCCCTTACTGCTGAGGAAATAGCACAACGTCAGGCAGATGAATTAGCTTGGCAGAATGGAGCATTTGATAGAGCTTTAGCTGCACTTAGAGCAAAACGTAATTCATTGTTAAAAGATAGCGATCATACAGTATTGCAAGACAGTCCATTAACACCTGCTAAGAAATCTGAATGGATGACTTACAGAACTGAGTTAAGAAATTTACCGCAAGGATTAGATACTATTGAAAAAGTAAATAACGTAGCTTATCCTTTAAAACCAAGTAAATAATACTTATATAAGTAACTTGTAATTTTTAACAAAGGAGGTTAATATGTTCAATCTAAATCCTTTTAAACTTCCAACTTACAAAGAAGTTAAAGAATCAGCTGAAAAGCTTTATAATGATTCTGTTAAATTTTTTGAAGATTGGTACAAGGATATTGAAAAATATTTCAATAAAAAATAAATGTCTAATACATATAAAAGTACGTTTTTTGATTTAACTACAACAAATCAAACTACTGTTTATACTGTACCTGCAAATGTCAAAGCAATAGTTAGAACTATACAATGTTCTAATCATACAGGAAATACTAAAGTTGAAGTATTTGTAACTGATACTAGTGCTGCTACTACAACAGATATAGCTGAATTAGTAATGTCAGCTAGTACAACAGAAAATTTTGCTAAAGGCCCAATTGTATTAGATCCAGGCGATATAATTAAAATTACTGCTGATACAGCAAATAGAATTACTGGTACTATAGCAGCATTAGAAATTACATTTGAATGATTACTTTAGTTTCTATTCCTCAAGATAAAATAGAAGCTTCTTGGTTTAGAGTTGAACAGCTCGTAACTGAAGCTTTAATTAGATCTGGAGGATATGCAAACTCAAATCATTTTAAAGACTGGTGTATTCAAAACAAATGTCAGTTGTGGATTCTTTGGGATTCTGAAGAAACTGTAGAAACAAAAAAATTATATGGTGTTGTTATAACTGAAGTTATACAAAGACCTTTGCAAAAATGTTGTCATATTCGTATAATGACTGGACATCATAGAGAAAAGTGGCAACACTTAATTAAAGATATAGAAAAATTTGCT